CCCACTTAGCCTGATAGTTGGTATCACGGTGTTCTTTCCACCGATCACAATGATCAATAATAAAGGCTACTAGCTCTTTATCTGATTCAGATACTGGGTCTTCTTGAAAGTCAGCCATGTTTAATCCTTATTAATATCCTGATACCGTGTCTAAGGGTTCGTACTCGTCATCTTCAATCATGTCAGTAAACTCTGTGATGCCAATCTGATCGATATAGGCCAAGGCATCAATCAGGTCATCGTGTACTGCACTATTAGGGAAGTTAAGAAGCTGGTCCACAAACTGCTTAGTCCACTCGCCCCTAACTAGCTTAATCCTTCCATGTTCGAAGCGTCCCTGTAAAGCCCATACTATGCGGTCCGTCTTCTTCTTGTTGCCATGTGTCAGTTCTGTCACTGAGATGAAAAACGACTTCCTCTTCATCAAGTCTTGTAGGTACGGGAGTACGGCGTTCTTGGCCATTCCCCGCTCTATACCTACTAGCCGCACATCGTAACTTCTTGCCGTTTCTAATATCTTGTTTGCGGTTTCTTTGATATCCCATCGTCCAAACACTATAGTATCTACGTACCAACCATCTAAACAAACCTTGACCACAGCAATCGCAGTCTCATCCAGATGCTTCTTTTTGTTACTGGCTTGTTTGCTTACATCCTCAAAACCAGCCAAGTCCACAGCAATATAGTACTGCCCATCGTCAGGAACATCATCACTGTCAACAAAGTGTACCCATTCATCCTTGAAAAGATCTGAGGAGGCTGCTTCGAAACTAGCAAGGTATTCCTGTCTAAAACTGAAGGAAGACATCGACTTCTTTGCAGCCTCAATCTCTTTAGGATCGAGAAGAGGGTTATCAAAAGAAGTAAAGTGAAACGAGGACCAATCTTCATCTTCATCCTTCTGAGCCATCTGGTACAACTCGTAGAAGTGATTCCTGCCCTTTGGGGTTCCAATGAACAGTGCTCCACCCTTTACATCTGACAGTGCTGGCCTAAGAATCTGCTCGAACACTTGAGGCTTCATGTCAGCGTACTCGTCAACTACGACATACGCTAGACCGACACCTCGCATTGTATCTGGACGGTCAGATCCTTTTAGGTAGATCTTCCTGTCGTTTACTAAAGTTATTACCGCCGTATTCTCGTGGACAGTTTTGATAACTTCGTGTCCAAGCTCCTTAAGAACCGTCCACATAATGTCTTTAGCTTGCTGAAAAGTTGGGGCAACATAGAAGACATCCTTCTCTTTAGATTTTAGGGCCTCAATGATGAGGGTCCAAGCAGCAAGCCTTGACTTACCAAACCGTCTACCTGCAGCTACTACCTTAAACCGATGCTCATCATTAAATACTTCTGTTTGCTTCGGGTGTAGTTCGACTCTAAGGTTTGCCATTCGAGTCCTCCACATCAATCACCTCATAGCCTACTTCTTCAGTTTCCCTAGCAGCTATCTGGGGTGTACCAGTGGTAACAATCTGTACCTGTATAGCGTTGGACCTGCCCTGCCCTTGCTTCTCAAAGTGACTTAAGGGTAACAGCCTATCGATACACATCTTAAGACAGGCCACCTGATCCTTATCGCCATCATCCATCGCCTTACGAAGGACAGTCTCAATTACTTTCTCGCCACTGGTTGACAGTAAACGAGCATAGAATTCTTTTATCCTAGCGGCCTCTCCGGGAGGTCTTCCTACTACATTTCTATTCTTCTTGGCTTCTATGTCTGCCTTACGGGGTCTGCCACGCTTTCTAGGGGGCAACTTCGTTTCAGACAGAGGTTCAGTGTTTGACACTAAATTCTCCTCTATATAGTTCTACATAGTGTGTTTTAGTATGTAGTAGTATATTAACTAGTAAGATAACTAGTAACAACTATTATAATAATATTACTTATTAGATAACTAGTATGGACTAGTTATTACTAGTAACTTCTTAGGCGATCAACTGCTCAGATCTATATAGTCTATTTGTTATTGCTTTTTACTATAACACCTATTATAGCATATTTTTAGAGATTTGTCAAGTCTTTTCTGCTGTTCTGTCCCTTATTAGGGCTTGGAGAGCACTGGTTAGCCTGTCCTTTTTCATTAAGATCTGCAAGGGTGGACTGCACAAACCTAAGTTATTGATTTATAAGGTCTTTTTAGTACTACTACATCTAGTATTTTTAGAGACAATTTAGCCTATATATAGTGTCTATTTTGGCTTCTGTTGTGTACTGTAGGGTTCCGATAAAATAATAACTCTATACCACCCCCTCCCCCCGTCTATGCAGATATACACATAAAGGAATAGTGTTGTATTTACGCAACAGTTACTGCTTAGTGCTTGGTACAGTAATTGCTATGCAAGAATCATGCCAGATTGGAGAGATGGGAGAGTCTTTAATGCACCATATAGAAGCACTCCAGCCATTGACTAGGGATCTGTCCAATACCTGAGTAGGCTTGTCAAGTTAAGGGTTTTCCCTAGTAACTTTCCCTTGAACTAATCCGTTTTAGGTGTAGACTAACACTTGTATTAATTAACTAACGAAGGATCTAAAATGTTAAAACTCTCGAAGACTTCAAAATTAGACGGTATTCTCTCATGGTCACTTCAAGCCCTCGATACCTGTCCCGCTTCTATCGGTTCAAATGGCGAGATAGTTCCGGCTTGTTCAGGCTGTTACGCCACCACGGGCAATTACAGATTCTCGAATGTCAAAGCTCCACGATTGGAGAATCGAGAAGACTGGAAAAGCGAAGACTGGGAAGAGCGCATGGTCAATGCCTTAGAGTCTCAAAGGTATTTCCGTTGGTTCGATAGTGGCGATATGTACTCTTTAGGGCTAGCAGAGAAGATTCTATCAGTTATGGAACAGACTCCGTGGGTAAAGCATTGGCTACCTACTCGCATGGTGAAGTTTGAGAAGTTTAAGGGCATTGTCTCTAAAATGCAACAATTGCCTAATGTCATGGTTCGCTTTTCCTCTGATAGTGTCATGGGCGAATATACTTCTGAACATGGCTCTGTCATTGTCCCTGATCCGTCACAGTCTAAGGGCTTTTTGTGTAGGGCTTACGAGCATGAAGGTCGTTGCAATGGCTGTAGAGCGTGCTATGATAAGGCTGTGCCTTTGGTGTCTTATCCGGCACATGGTAAGAAAATGTCCAAAGTTATTAAAATTCTATCTATCAAAGGAGCATGAAATGACAATGTGGGAATATGCAAGTATTGCTGTACTTTTGCTGGGCTGTGCCGGTGTTATCATGATTTTTAAACCATGGGACTTAGACTGAGGAGAATTAAATTGAAAATTTATATAGATCTTAAAAGAATCAGAGGAACCATTAAGGGCGAATCCCGAGATTGTGGGGTCACTTCGTTATCAATAGCAGGTGGGGTATCCTACCGCGAAGCATGGGAATTACTATTCAATTGGGGGAGAGACAAGGGAGAAGGCGTAAGCCCTTTCCAGTTAGAAATGGCCTCTAAGGGACTGAATAAGGCTTCTAAGCGATTCTCTGCAATGTCTAAGGTCACCCTAGCCCAATTCATTAAAACCCATTCCAAGGGCAGGTTTATCGTCTATACGCGCAATCACGCGATGGCGGTAGTTGACGGTAGACTATACGATTGCAATATGACTAGAGGCCAGTCTAAGATTGAAGGATTCATCACGCTATGATTGACAATCTTAAGGCTTTAATGGTAGTATTACTTTTCTTTTTACTGATAGGGGTTATGTCATGAAAAACATTGATCTACACGCTAGCGAGTTAGTCATGGAATTAGAAGCACTCGATCATTATGGGCTAGGTTACTTTGCGGGTGTCTTAGTAGAGCGTAGGCGTACACTTGCCGAGGAGTTAGTCATTGCAATAGAACTTAACAAGGAAGGATTAGAACATGATGAATGAATATAACTATGATGACTGGAACGATGCGGATCAGGGTACTATTGACTATAGCGCGGTAGAGGCCCTAGAGGATAAGGTGTCGGAGTTAGAGCAGGTCATTGAGGATATGAAGACAGACGAATTGTATATCCTCTATCACATGATTAAGGCTAGGGACAAACTTTATGGCAAGCCGGAGATGGAGGCAGTTTATAAGGAATTAGGGGAACTCATAGGCTTACATGGGTGGGTTAAGATTGAGAAGGCTAAACTGTACACTGGGAGCGATTAACCATGTCTGCGTGGCTCATTATAGTGACGGGGTGCATATACGCCTACATAGCGGGAGAGCAGGGGTTCAAGGGTAACCTACCTATGCTGGTGGTGTATGCGGGTTATGCGTTCTCTAATGTAGGACTTTACTGGATGGCTTCAAAGTGACTAACTTCTTGCTATTGATGCTATTTTCTATTATCTTCGGCTTTCTTCGTTCATATTGGGAGGACAAATAAATGGTGAAAGTTTCAGGTGTACCTTATGAGGTGGAACTGCCCGACATGGTGTCGGAACTGGAGCGTGAGAACTTTATGCTTCGGGCTAGAACTGAACGATTGGAGGATGAACTGAGGACTAGCAACGAGTTGTTGGACAAGTTAAATATAGAACTGATCAACGAACGGAACAGGAATGCCTCTAGAAAGCCTTAAAACGCCCTGTATCGGCCTCTGTGAGATGTCCGAGGGGTTGGGTATATGCTTAGGGTGTGGAAGGCGTATAGAGGAGATTATGGACTGGGTGTACATGACCGATCAGGAACGAGAAACAATTATCCTAGAAACTAGGGACAGACTAAAGGACTTATATGGCAAGGACTAAAAAGGTAGTGGAAGAGGTGGTTCAGGAGGTTGTAGTGGCAGATTGTCAGGAGTTTGTGTCAATTGCTTTTGACAAGAATAACAATTTATATGGTATACCTAAGAACGGGCAGTTGTTTAAGTATAATTGGACTAATCAGAAATGGGAGGCGGTATGAGATGCTTAAGTTGTGATAAAAACCTTACAGACTTTGAGGCTACTAGGAAGTATGCCTCGACAGGTGGGTTCGTAGACCTGTGTAATCATTGCTTTGGGAGTGTGTCAGATCAGATTAATTCTACTGTTAGACCTGACCTAGCGCATGAGGAGGACACGGAAGAGCAAGACGATCCTTTCTTAGATCTAGATATTGACAAGGACTATTAAGTATGCTAAAATCACTAATTAGTACTATTAAGAATCTAACAAGTATTTACTATTTATTACTAAAAAGATAATTATTATTAATAGTATCTTTAATAAACTATTTAGTACTATTAAGAACTATTTAGTACTATTAAGAACTATTAAGATAATTATTATTAATATTATATTTAATAAACTAATTAACTGTTAAGGAACTCTTTAGTATGAATGACGATGAACAACGATTTATGGCTGAGATGCAAGAAGAGGCACACTACTGGTTCACTGTGTCTGCTATGGCTCGTCTGTCCTTGGATCAGGGTATTGCAAAAGTAATGGCAGATGTGATACAATGTATGCACAAGGAAAAACAGAAAGGAGTAACTTGTGGCTGAACAGTTAAGGGCACACCAGCCTTGTCCTGATTGTGGCAGTAGTGACGCACTGACTTACTACGACTGGGGTAGCAGGTGCTTCAGTTGTGGAAAGGCAAGGCGTAACGCTAACGCAGAGGAACCAGTGCAGAAACTAACTAAGGTGAACACTAAAGTGACTAACATTCATGATCTGTCATATGAGCAGGTTATAGACCGAAACTTAACTAGGTCTACCTGTCAAACCTATGGCATCGGTAACAAGGATGGCTACTACTACTTTCCCTACTACAACGAGGAAGAGACACTAGTGGCTTTCAAGCGCAGGAACATGGAAGACAAGCGGTTCAGCATCGAGGGTGACTGGAACAAGGGTGGACTGTTCGGTCAGCAATTATTTTCTAAGGGAGGCAAGTATGTTACTATCACGGAAGGGGAGTTTGACGCTGCGGCAGCGTATCAGATGCTGGGTTCTAAGTATCCTGTGGTTTCTGTTAGGAACGGTGCAGGCAACGCAGTCCAAGATATTAAAGCGAATTATGAGTGGCTCGACTCCTTCGAGAACATCGTCATTTGTTTTGATAACGATGACGCGGGTAGAGGAGCGGCTAATGCAGTTGCTGAAATACTTGGAACTAAAGCCAAGATATTTAAAGGACGCTCAGGTATTAAAGACTCCTGCGAGTACGCCCAAGAAGAAAAGGACAAAGAGTTCGTAGACCTATGGTGGAGGGCTGAACGGTTCACACCTGATGGAATCATCGATGGTGCTGGATTGTGGGATTTAGTGAATCAACCAGTGGAAAAGTCTGACGTAAACTACCCTTTTGGTGGGTTAAATGACCTAACCTACGGTATCAGGGCCGGAGAGATGGTGACGATTACGGCTGGATCAGGGCTAGGTAAGTCTCAGTTCTTGCGGGAGATTGTGTATCACATCATCAACAACACTCAGGACAATATCGGTCTGCTGTTCTTGGAAGAGTCTGTCAAGCGCACTGCTAAGAGTCTGATGAGTCTACACGCCAACAAGCCACTGCATCTACCTGACATCGAGGTGACTAATGAAGAACTACGAGACTCTTTTGACGCTACACTGGGTACTGGTCGTGTGTATCTTTTTGATCACTTTGGCTCTACTGCCATTGACAACATTATCACCCGAGTACGTTTCATGGCTAAGGCTCTTGATTGCAAGTATATTTTTCTTGATCACGTTAGTATCGTGGTATCTGCACAAGACAATGGTGACGAGCGAAAAGCCCTAGACGAGATCATGACTAAGTTGCGGATGGTGGTGCAGGAGACTGGTATTGCTCTGTTCTGTGTCTCTCACCTCAAGCGGCCTGACGGTAAAGGTCACGAGGAAGGTGCAAGTACCTCTCTGTCTGCTCTACGAGGCTCAGGATCGATTGGTCAGTTGTCGGATATGGTGCTGGGTCTGGAGCGTAACGGACAGGCTGAGGATCTCAAGGAGAGGCACACAACACGGGTACGGGTACTGAAGAACCGATTCAGTGGACTGACTGGCCCTGCCTGTGGTCTCTACTATGATCGTATTACTGGACGCATGAGCGAGACTGTGATGGAAGAACTATGATTGCTTTACTCCTACCTAAAACTATGCTATAATTATATTATGAGAATCGCAATTGATATCGAAACTAATCTTAAGCACAACATTATTTGGTGTTGCTCTACTTATAATTTGGATACTAAAGAAGTAAGGACATGGACAAGCGCACAAGACTTCAACAAGTTCATTCAGAAGGCAGAACTGATAATCGCTCACAACGGAATATCATTCGACTACCCCGTCCTCAACAGAGTCTGGAAGAGTACGATCAGACTGAGCCAAGTACGGGACACACTGGTTATGTCAAGACTGTCAAGCCCCTCAAGAGAGGGAGGGCACAGTCTAGCCAATCTAGCAAAACTCGTAAACCGAACCAAGAAGGAATACGACGATTTCGAGGGCGGCCTGACAGATGACATGATTCTTTACTGTCAAGAAGATGTAATCATTTGTGGTGAGTTGTACCTGTACCTGCTTCAGGAGCTTAAGGGATTCTCTGAGCAGTCTATTGATCTGGAGCACAAGGTTCAATCTATCATTACTAAGCAGGAGAAGCATGGCTTTAAACTCGATACTGTGAAAGCCCAGTGCCTGCTTGGACAATGGAAGCGTAAGCTGTCTGACATTGAGGAGGAACTGCAAAAGATATTCCCACCCATTGTCACCCAGCGGTTTAGTGAGAAGACTGGCAAGCAGTTGAAGGACGATGTTGAGGTGTTCAATCCGGGATCACGTCAGCAGATAGCAAAGCGATTAATTGAGAAGGGCTGGAAACCTACTAAGCACACTGAGAAAGGAGCGGTGATAGTTGATGAATCAGTTCTTGACGGAGTTGATATTCCAGAGGCAAAGAGGATCGCAGAGTACCTACTCATTCAGAAACGGGTGGCTCAGGTTGAATCATGGCTTGAGTTTGTATCTGACGAGCGCAGGGTTCACGGTAAGGTCATCACCAACGGAGCAGTCACGGGACGCATGACGCATCATAGTCCTAACATGGCTCAGGTTCCTAGCAGTAGCAGCCCTTGGGGTCACGAGTGTAGGGATTGCTGGACAGTAGACGATGGTAAGGTACTTGTCGGTGCAGACGCTAGTTCGCTTGAGTTACGGATGCTAGCCCATTACATGAAGGATGAAAGCTATGCAAAAGAAATCGTTGAAGGCGATGTACACACAAAAAACCAACTCGCTGCTGGTTTGGAAACAAGGGCGCAAGCCAAGACATTTATATATGCCTTACTCTACGGTGCAGGGCCTGCCAAAATCGGGAAGATTGTTGGTGGTTCAGCAAAGGATGGTCAGGAACTCATCAGTAATTTTCTTCGCAACACTCCGGCTCTCAAGATTCTTAGAGAAAAGATTGAACGCCTATCAGAACAAGGGACGCTTCCGGGTTTGGACGGTAGGAAACTACAAGTGCGTTCCGCACACGCTGCACTCAACACACTCCTGCAGAGTGCTGGTGCAATAGTGATGAAGCAAGGGCTGGTTATTCTTAGCAGTAAGATTCAGCAACAGAAGCTTAAGGCCAACTTCGTAGCCAATGTGCATGACGAGTGGCAGATAGAATGCAGTCAGGACGATGCAGATGCAGTAGGTAAGTTAGCAGTAAGCAGTATCAAGGAAGCAGGAGAAGTCTTAGGTCTTCGCTGCCCACTAGACGGTGAATACAAGAAAGGAACGACATGGGCACAAACCCACTAGACTTTGAAGATGATTTTTGGAAGGAAATGGAAGATGTGGTGTTTATCAACGTAAGGAAGGATCGGACTATTAATATGCAGACATCGGTTAAGAACATGACTGAGCTAAAGAGTATCTTCAGTACTGCCTTTATGATGGCGATGTTTCAGGATATGAAATCTAATCCGAAAGATGTTGACAAGCTACACTAAAGTAGTATATAATATTATTTGTAACTTTTAAAAGGAGAAGGTATGAGTTCAAAACCAATTAAGATTCAAGGTGAGATTATGTGGGCTTTCTTAGACACACCTAACAAGATGTCTGGTAAGTATCAGGTAGACATTTGTAACCTAAGCAAGGCCGCTGTAGAAGCTCTTAAAGGCATTGGCTTGGAGGCTCGTAAGAAGGAGGACAAGGGATATTACATTACTCCTAAGTCTATGAACTTTGCTATCAAGGTTACGGACAGCGAAGGTGCTCCTATTACTGCCAAGGTTGGTAACGGTTCTAAGGGCATTGCTTTGGTGTACGCCTACGAATCTAAGAGTAAGCCGGGACTGATATGTGCTGGTATAAGCAGTCTTCAGGTCACTGATCTAATAGTGTATGAAGGAACTAATAATTTTGAAACCGCTGATGACGTTCTCTAAGAAAGGAAACAATATGACAGCAAAGAAAGCAGCAGCACCATCGCCCAAGGTTAACTTTAAGGTGTCCCCAGTAGAGTCTGTGTTTGAGGTAGAAGTTGATGGCTTGCCCAATACATTTTGGGGTTCGGATGCCTTCAAGTTCTCTGTGTCTTCGGATGGTTCTGTCACTCTCAATGACAATGAGTTTTCCAGTAAAAAGCAGGCAGCACAGGCTCTCGAAGCTATTGCTGGGTTCTTGAAGAAGTAATGTTAGCACTCATCGATGCCGACATTGTTTGCTACCGAATCGGATTCGCTTCCGAAGAAGTTAGCGACAAAATTTGCTTGG